AAGGTGGAGTTGGGGTCGCTATTCAAGCAAGAGATTTTAGAATGGATATCAGGAAAGCCCCCGCAGCTCTTTCATATAGTGATGCCGGAGATATAAGTGGTGGAACATATTATCATACTGCCGGCGTATTTCAACATACTACTTATAAAACTGATATAGGAACATTTGATACGGCAACAAGAACATTTGATAATTCAGGATTAAATGATCTTGAATATCGAGTTATAATGATAGCTAATACCGCTGCTGGTGGATATGCCATTAAACAAGGCACACAAAGATCTATCTCTACTGGAGAATATTATGGTCAATTTTCAAAAAGTTTTCCTCAAGCTCAGTCAAAAAATAAAACAGTTTTACATTCAAATATGCAAGGTAATGCGAATGGCGGATTTTTTCTTGATGCATTCGTTAGAGGAATTTGGCTGGATGCTGCTGGTGGAAGCAAGTTAGGAACGTTTTTGAATAAAAGAATCAGAAGTGATAAACGCTTTATGGTCCCAATTAATAATGCCGGTTTTAATATGTGGAAAGCTCAACATTTAGGACAAATCGGCGGAGAGGCGGCAATGGCTGACTCTCAATTTACCAGTATTGAAGCTATTATTATGAGAATAGCTGGGATGTTTATGGTTCGCGTCTATTCTTGTAATACACCAAATTTAATAAGTTTACTTGATGGCAGCCCCGCTCTTGAATATGTTATGAATGAAGATGTCCGACACTTCTGTGTTAAAATAGCATCGAAAGAATTTGGTCCTCCTTATATGTTAAATTCCTCAATGCTTCTTCCACCTCTTGAGTTTACCGCTCCACCTGATTGTAATTTAATTTTTCCTTGCATGTATCATAGAGTAGTATGGCAATATGATATGGATGCTGAAATTACAAGAGGGTATTTTACGGCTACAGACTGTTTTAACACAGAAGGCTCTCCCTTATCTATCAAATGGGGACATCAGGTCCCTAATGGTTTATTTTATATGCCTAAAGCGGATCCTAAAAGTGGTAAACAAAAAGCATCAAGTGTTCCTGAATATAAGGCATCAAGATTAACTCTGGAAGAGCGTTATAAGGGTGTCAATGTAATGACGGGTACTGTTGAAGAAATGGTAGCATATAGGGAATTAAATAAATTCTTATATAAAGCACAACTTAAACAAGGTGCTGCTGATAAACTTGAAGCGGGAATGAGAAATCTCAATTCTTCTGTACAAAATAGTGGAAAAAGTAAAAAAAGTGTTGATGCTATAACTGCTGCAAAAGCTAAGGCAGAAAAACTGAATAAAGCAGCAAGTGATGAAGCAGCTGCAAATGTTAAACAATTTCTTATTACTAAAAATAATGAAAAAGCTGCATCTAATATTAAATCGGGAAGCGCTCTTGAAAAAGTTTTAAATCATCATGCTTTATTAAAATTTATTAATACAAGATATGCTGGAAGGGTTATTACTGTTGAGATGGCATTTAATCCTTATCTTATGGCTGGTTTTCCAGCTATAGTAATAGCGGATGACCATGGTGATGGAATAAAGACTCTTAAGTCAATGATAGGAATGTGTCAACAAGTAAAACATTTTATTACCAGAGATGGAGAGGCGGTGTCATCTGTAGTAATCAACAATGTACGATTTATTGACGAGCCAACAGATATAGATGATAATGGAAATCCATTATATTGCCAAGCTACTGACCCATATTCAGCACGTATTGATAAGGATTTAAAATATGTTAATCCAATGTATAAAATTGGACAAGGGCATAATAAAAATGATGTTGCAGCCACATCGGAAGTAAAGTCAGTATTCATAGATTCAAAGCAATTGGATATACGAATGACTGATAATCCTACATTGAAAAAATATAAATATGCAAAGGATCTTTTAGCCATTTCAAGTGATGATGTTAAAAATGGAAAAATTAATGGCATTTATCTTGATGAAGTTTATAGTCCTAATAAAATATCACAATTTTATAAAGCTGTTTTTAATCAACGTAGTAATTTTATGGTTGGAAATACAGTTTCATATAATTTTATGTATGACTCTGTTCATGAAGCTATTGAAAATCTCACTACTAATCCTCAAAAAAGAGGATTATTATCAAATTATGAAGATGCGATTGAATATATAAGGCGTGATGTTTGCTGTGAAGAAGGGTTTTTCTGTGGAATACTTGGTCTTTCTATAGATCAGCAAACACCTGCTGGAAGTACTGAATATGTAATGAAGTCTGATAGTTACGATCTAACTGCAACTCGTGAAGAATATTTTGGTATCAGTAATAAACAATGGCCAGGTCTTGATAAAGAAATTAAAGCAAATACAATTACAAAACCTGGTTTGTGTAGTAGTATAACAGAAAGTTCTCCTGTAACTGCATTTATTGAAGAAAGAAAAGAAGCGGTAAGAGCTTATAAAAAAAGCGTTTTAGCTCAAGTAGAATCTGTGAGTTTTTCTAATGAACAAATTTAATGATCGTGAAGATATAAAAAACATCGCTGAATGGCAGAAAAGCGGCGATGAAAATAAATTAACTGAATTAATTACAAGATATCAGCCAATTGTTCATTCTATTACTAATCGATATAGAACAACTGGAGTGGCACCAGCAACATTACGTGCTAAAGCCAATGCGCAGCTTTTGAAGGCCTTTAAAACCTATGATCCCACTAAGGGGGCATCTCCTGTTACTCATGTCTGGAACAATCTGCAGAAGGTTCAGAGAGTGGCTACAGAAAGTCTCCAATCTGGACATATTCCCGAGTATAGGAATCTTAAGAAATCGACCTTTACGATAGTTAGAGATAATCTTACTGACCAATTAGGTAGAGAGCCCAATGTATCTGAAATGGCTGATGAATTAGGATGGTCACATGCGGAAGTCGGAAGGATGAATAATGAATTATCTGGAGAGGTAACTGCTTCTGGGGCTGAATTTGATTTTTATGGTAATGCTGTAACACAGGAGCCTAAAGATAAATTACTTGCTGATTATCTTTATCACGAATTAGATAATAAAGATAAACTGATATTTGAACACACTTTTGGATATGGTGGAAAGAAAATATTGAATAATAAAGAATTGGCTAAAAAATTACGGACAAATGAAATGTCAATACATAGATCTAAAAGTAGACTTGCTGATAAAATTAGGAGTTATCGTTAATGACTACTCAAAATCCTAATGGGCCTCCAGTACAAGCTTGTGTAGCTATAGCTACAGCGATGACTGCTGAAGCTAAAATTATCAAGTTCTATACTGATATAAAAGATACGATTACAAAAGCTGTAAAATTATTATTGTCAATTTTATATGGGACTATAAATATTGCTGATATAATGGGAGCTGAACTTGTCACTGCAATTGGGGTTGCCGCAAGTGCAATTGCTGATACGGTTTTAAAATCAGTTTCTGGCGCTACAAATGCATTGCTTGAAGCTGTTCTATCTCAAATACTTGAAATATTACTAGCATTTCCAGATGCAATATATTCATTAGTAGCAATACCTTTAGAAAAAGCAGTTGAAGCATGTACAAATGAGCGTCGATATTTAGAAAAGGCTAGAAATGATATCTATGCTGTTACTTCTATTTTAAATAGGTGGATTACTAATGTTAATGGTTATCATTTTTACCAACAGATTATTGATGCTCTTCCTTATATACAGAAAGCATTACAATTAATACAACAAATGATAAGTGAACTTGACGTTACATCTCAAAATACCGATAGTGGTAATGCTGTATTTGATCAGGGAAAATATGATCAAGTGAGGAATTTAATAAGACAGGCAATTAAGATTACTCAACCTATTCCTACTTTTGCACCAACTCAACAATTTACAGCCTCAATTGTAAATAAACTAAATAATCAGAAAAAAGAAGAGATTTCAATAATAGAAAATAAATATCGTGATAAAAGGAAAGCGCTGGATATCAGTTTCACAAAACGAATTGCTGAAACTAATGCAAAAGCTAATAATTTAAAAGAAGCTCTTGTCATTGAAAAATTGAATTTAGAATGGGCAATGCAGATTAAAAAATTGAATTCTGATAAACAATTGGAAATATCAACAGTAGAAGCTTCTATTGATTTTACTTCATTAGTTTCTGTTAATGCTTTGCAGAATCTAGGCACGAGTATATATGACTCTTTCACTTCAGACATGAATCTGGTTGGAAATTATTTATATGATTTTGCTCAAAATATCAGGGATGCGTATACTCAGAATATTTCTTGTCAAACTCTCTGTGCAACAGTATATAATTCACGAGACCTTATTTCACGATTAATTAAATATATGATTGCACTTTTACGAACAACGGGGAATGCATCAGCGCAACTTGCCATTACTGCATTGGAAGGATCAGAAGCATCTATCGCTACTGCAAAAACAATGTTTGAAAAAAAAGTGGAAGATTATAATGGAAATTATTCTGGACTTAATAAAAAAGTTCAAGCCAGTTCTTCGGCTATGGCAACAACTGTTAGTGTAGGAAATATCTTATTGCAGACCGCTGATGCAACTTTAACAGGACTTATTACAGATAGCCTTGTACAATTGATTAACGCCGATGATGTTCTTGCTGCTGATAACGTCAATTTTGACGCTTTTATATTACGGCTTAAAAAAATACCTGATTGGGATCAGAAAACAGATTCTTGGGTTTTAGATGTTACTGGTGCCGTTTCTATCAATCCTTATATTCAATTAATTGCTGATATTACCAGCACAATTGTATTGTTACCAGTATTAGCTATTTCAAAACAACCAGAAGATCAACAGCAATTAACTGGTATGATGTCAAATGTAAATCATAGTTTTAATAAAATTTTAGTTCATAATGGTGCTGTATTAGAAGTTATTACTTCATATATTCCATATCAAAGTTCAGCATGTGGGCTTTTAAAAAGATTATTAAGTAGACTTGGATTACTTGATACATTTGCAATTTCGTTAAGTGTTTCTTCTGTAATTAATGCTCTTATCACTACCACTGCGTTTAATAAAGGATTAATGACACCAAACGAACAGAATTGCCGAGATTATTATCCAGATCTTTTTAATGATTTAAATACCATTTCTTCTTCATATAGAAAAGATGCTGATGTTTTACCAGTTGCTGCAAATATTGAATGTCAACCATCACATGAAGCAATTGCTGAAAAATATCCTTTTGATAAAAAGGCATACAATACAACAGAGCCAGATAAAGGAATACAAGCTGAAGATTTGCAATTTCAAGAATCTACTGTTGCGGCAGAAGGATCGATACGAGAATGACTTTGATGGTAATATTAGAAAGTATATTTTAAGTATATGGCTGACATCGATTATACTATCTTAACAGACAATGGTTTTGAAGTCTCTCTTGGAGATGTTCCAACCAAGGCTACTGGTAATAAATTATTGTCTAATAGATTTACTATAACTTTCCTAACAACCATACGGCAGTATTTAATGGGGGAAACGCTAGTTACTGATAATTATGGCGGCGACGCATTGAAATATGTAGGACAACCACAGGCATTGAACAACCCACAAAGCATTGCATCTACTATCAGTATAGCAATGAATCAAACTATTGATTCAATAAAGTCATCTCAATCCACGGTGACTGATCCTACAGAACAATTAGCAAACGCAACACTGATAAATGTGTCGGTAGAAGTTGATAGGGTATATGCTACAATACAAATTTTTCCTGTTGCTTATAGTTCGCCGAATGAACTGTATTTCACAATACCAGTCATGGGAATAAAATAATGTTAGATGTTACTTATATTTATGCACTTTTAGATCCATTTGAAAAACAAGAATTTCATATTTATATAGGAAAAAGTGACGATCCCTATAAAAGATATTATCAACACTTAAGGGAAAAAAGTAATACTCATAAATGTAGATGGATACAAAAATTATTACAACAAAACTTATTACCAAATTTACAAATATTAGAAGTTTGTAATATTGAATATTGGGAAAATAAAGAACAAGAATGGATTATATATTATAAAAAATGTAATTATAATGTAGTAAATGAGCATAATGGAGGATGTGGTGGCTCTATTCGTTGTTCAGATAATACTAAATTAAAAATTAGTAAAGCTCATATTGGTAAAATTCCTTGGAATAGGGGTAAAATTGGCGTTTATAATAAAGCAACATTAAAAAAAATGAGTGATAAAAATAAGGGAAAAGCATCAAGGTTGGGGGCAGTATTGTCTGAAGAAACAAAAGAAAAAATTAGAAAATCATTACAAGGTAAAAAATTACCTTTAGCAGTAAAGCTTAAAATTAGTGAAGCAGAAAAGGGATGTAAAAATCCATTTTATGGGCACCATCATTCGGAGGAAACAAAAAGAAAATTAAGAATAGCTCATTTAAAAAAAAATAATATTTAAATATTGGGAGTTAATATGTTTCAGTTTGTACAATTTTTAAGAAAAAAGTGGACTGAATATAGCCCATCTAGCGGTGCCAAAGGCACTGTTACAGATGAATTATGTACAAAACCAGCGGGACTTGTTCTTGCTGATTTTTATAATGCATTGGTAGAACAACAGGCTATCAATGACATCAACAATTGGCAGAATATGACTGATGAACAATTGGATTTTTTTGGAAATAAATTTTTTATCCCAAGAGTGCAGGGTGCGGTTGCCGCCGGATCAATAAGAATCTTTTTTGATGCAAAACAGGATATTGAAATAACTTCTACATTAAATGCACAGTCAAATACTGGCCTTTTATACAAGGCTGTAATGCCAAGTATTATCAGTAAGAATTCAATGCAAATTTCAAATGATACTTCAGCAAAATATTATGTTGATGTTCTTATTCAGGCTTTATTTGCTGGAGCAAATTATAATGTCGACATAAACCAAATTACTTCATTGGTAAATGCGTCATTTACTTATAAAAAAGTTACTAACCCAGAAAAAATTTCAGGTGGTTCTGTAAGAGAAACTAATGAACAATATGCTCAAAGATTAGTTTATTCTATTAATGATAGAAGTATGATGAATAAAAGAAGTTTGTTTGCAAATCTGCGAACTTATTTTCCTTATGTAAGTTCTGTTTATGTTGCAGCTCCTAGTGATAAATATATGACAAGAGACCTAGTACAGGCTCTTGATCTTTCAGTTCCGTTAAAAAAATCTGAATTTTTAGGTAAAATACAAGGAGACAATAGCGTCAATAATTCAGCTTATTGGGGAACCTTTCCTCCTGAAGCAGGAAGTGTAGGTGCTGCTTTTAGAGATCCACTTTCAATTTATTCTACATATCAATTTCCACAATCAATTGAACCTATCAATCTTGATGCAAGGGCAGATGTAGGACTTCATGGTTATCCATTAACTCAAGAAGCTACCACCCAAATGTATCAGGGTCTTTATTTTGATGATTATCGAAATTTTATGTCTGTTCAAACTTCAGATTTATTTAACATAATTAATGAAAATGTTTCCACGACCGCCATTACAAGTCCAAGTTCTGATTGGATTATTGGGGCAAATGGAAGACAAAATGGTGATTATGGCCAACTAAAAGCCGGCCTGGGAAATATTAATATTGTTCAATTTCAAAATAATAATATAACTATATCAGCTGGTTCTGCTAATACTGTTACTGTTTCAAAAGATATAAAAAAAAGAGTAGGAATTAAATTATCGGGAACATTTAAAACTCCTGCAACAGAATCGTCATATAATGGTGGGTTACAATTTATGGTGGCGGGAGTTGATAATATAGATGATAATAGTATTAATGCTTTCACTGGTATAGGTTTTGGTATCAGAATAACAGGACCATCCACTGGAGAAGGTGGAGCTGCAAACGCAATGGTTTATTTTGCACATTCTGAAAGATATGGAGCGGGACAGATATTTGCAGCACATGATGATTTTGTTGGTAATAGTGTTAATGGTTTTATATCAACAGGCGGCATTAACGCACTCGCTGAAAAAGAATCAAAACTTACTCCTGGCGCTGAATATAGCTTTGAATTTTGTCTTAATGATGATTTAAGTTTAAGTTTATATCTTAAAAAAGTTTCTCCAGAAGGTAATGATCCTGATGATAAATTTAAACCTTGGCCCCTATCGCCAACGGTGTTAAATCCCTTTAGTAAATCAATTAATGACATTAATTCTCAAAATTATGGAACATTAATGAGGGTTACTTTGGATACAAAATCAATGGAGAATACCACTGATCAATGGATAATTTCAAATTTAAAAGCATTTGATATAGCTTCACATCGAGCAAATGCTCTTTTTATTTTTGATGTTCAAGATTTGGAAGCGCCATTATCAATTTCTTTCAGAGGGTCTGCTTCGGGATCAATTAATCAATCAGTTGGCTCTGGATATTCTGTTTATATTTGGGATACAGAACAAGAATCTCCAGCCGGCGGAACTACAGCATTATCAATTGGTGGATGGTCTATTTTGGAAGATATATCCAATCCTACAGGTTTAAAAGATTCTATTACAACAAATTTAGTTCAAAATCTTGCTAATATTGATCAATATGTAATTGAAAGTAGATTTGGAACTTCTATTATTCTTCTTGCAGTTGCCACAGGCAGTTCTGAGGCAAAAATAAAAGCGAATGGGAATCTTATGGATGATATTTATTCATCGATTGATATTGATTATGTTAAAATTGAAAGTGAACTCATTAATCAATACCATGCAAATAACAAATCTGATGTATATGTTTGCACCGTTCAAAATGAAGAAAATCTTGATACTGTTATTACAGTTGTTGATAAGGGTCCTTCAGAGTCATTTTTTCTTTTAAATAAAGCTAATGGATTTACAACTCCTATTGAAAGCATTAAAACGGTATCAATTAGTAATAATGGTTTAGTTGAAACACTTGCGGAAAATACCTATAAAATAATCAGAAGTGATGTTAAGAATATTAATTCAATTTATGAGACAATGTATTTATCACTTGATAATAAAAGTATTAATGAGATTACTATAGAATATTCTGCTTATAGAAATATTAATGATTTACAAAATTTCTATAATAGTTCTGAATTCAGTAGATTGTTTGGTAATATTCTTGTAAGACACAAATTTCCATGTTATCTTAATATTAATATTCTTTATACAGGTTTAAGTGCGGAAGAAGTTGTAATTGATGCTGTTAAAACTTATGTTGATGCTAATAATGATGGAATATTTTCTATACCAGATATGATCAGTTATTTATACAATCAGAACATAGTTAATAATGTACAAATACCATTAACTATATCATATTCACAATATGATGATAATATGAACATTGTAACTGGATCATTTACTAATACATTACAAATTAGAACAATTGATTTTTTCAGGATTCAAAATATTACAGCAAATAAATTATAATTATGAAGCCATTTGATCCTAATACTTTTTGGAATTTTATATCATCATTTTTTCAATTTTTAGATGAAAAATCTAAAAATATAATGGAGAATTTTTTTGATGGTTTAAATACGTCAGCCGGAGATATGACTGATAGGGCTAATGATTTTGTTAATGCTCAAGCTCCAGAAAATGCCAACACTAATGTCCAAGAAAATTATTATGAAATTCCAGTTGATCCGTTAATAGCGTTACCTATAAAACTTGATCCAACTGATATTAATTCAAGGCAAATGATAATATCAAAATCAATCATTACAGTTGAGCCAATATATATAAATGGAAGTCCTGTTTATGGAGATATTATAGAAATAAGCGCTGAAGATTATTACACTTTAAGGGATATTGCAATTGGAAATTATGCAGTTATAGTTCCAAAGGATTCTTCGATTCCAACAAAATATTTTAAGATAGATACTTTAAAGTCGTCTGAAGAAGACCCGAATGGGGATAGATATTTTCCACCAACTAGTCTATAAAAATAATATATGGCTTTATTTAAAATAACGATAGATAAGACGAAAGTTTCTGGATCACTCACTAATTACGTGTATGTGTTTACAGAAGGTTGTTCTAATATACCCGCACACTTTTGGACTGGCGTTATAGATGTCAATGGATTAGATATTAAGTTTTATGACTCAGATGATGCTACTGAATTAAAACGAACAATTGTTGTTTATGATTCTTCTGGTCAAAAAGTAGAAGTCCATGTAAAAATACCATCAATAGATTCTGGAACAGATAAAGTACTTTGGTGTCATTATGGAAATACCACAAGGGCAAACGATATCGACGTATTTGCTTCTACTGATAGATATTATCCTCTTCAAACTACTACACCAACTGATTATGGTCCAAATACAAGTTCTGGATCAGGAACAAACAATACTGCTGAGGCACAACAAGTAGAAAAAGGAAATTCATTTACTGGAACTGGATACTTAAGTGGTGCTGGTTTAGAGTTTGATATAGGAAGTACCTGGACGTTTATTACTTGGGCAAAAACAAGTTCAGCGACTGCTCAGGAATTATTTGGTAAAGGATTTAGAATTAACTCAGGTAATAAAAATTATGTTCAATTTTATTATGGAGCTGATGGTAAAATAAATTATGATTATGAAAAAAATACCGGCCCTAATGATTATGGTACTTTTTCAAATACATCATATAAAGATGGAAATCTTCATCAATTTGCATTCGTTAATGTTACAGATAGTTCTGTCTCATTTTATGCTGATGGACAGTTTATAACGACCATTACCCTTTCAGCTACGGCTAGAGCATATAACGGATATAATACATGGTATGCTGGAGGGACTGCATCGTATATAGCCGGCCCTTTAACAGGCTCTATGGATTCAATTAGATTAAATGTTAGAGAAGTTGGCGCAGATGAAATTACAACTATTTATAATAATGAAAATTATCAATCAACATTTTCTTCCGCAGAAGATGTTTCTTCTGAAAGTGCATCAATAAGCCCATCTGCATCAATAAGCCCATCCAGCAGTGAAAGTTCATCTCTTTCTCCATCATCATCTATATCAGCTTCATTAAGTCCTTCTGAATCAGAGAGTCCTTCTTCATCAGAAAGTGCTTCTGTAAGTCCTTCGGTATCTGAAAGTGCTTCTGTAAGTCCCTCTGTGTCAGAAAGCGCCTCTATAAGTCCTTCTAAGTCAACTAGTCCCTCAGCCTCAAAAAGTACATCAATTAGTACGTCAGCATCAGTTAGCCCTTCATCTTCTGAAAGTGCTTCTGTAAGTCCATCTATATCAATTAGTCCATCTTTTTCAGAAAGCGCTTCCGTAAGTCCTTCTGTTTCAGAAAGTGCTTCAGAAAGTCCCTCATCATCTGAAAGTGCTTCTACAAGCCCTTCTGCATCAACAAGCCCATCTGAATCAGAAAGCCCATCTGAATCAGAAAGCCCTTCTTCTTCAGAGAGCCCTTCATCTTCTGAAAGTCCATCACTATCGCCATCGGCATCTGAGAGTCCTTCATCTTCAGAGAGTCCATCTGAATCAGTAAGTCCATCAACATCAGAAAGTCCATCTATATCGCCATCATCATCAGAAAGTGCCTCAGTTTCTCCATCGGCGTCTGAAAGCCCTTCAGCATCAATTAGTCCATCTTATTCTCTTAGCCCTTCGGCCTCATTATCGCCTTCTGCGTCAAGATCGCCATCTTCCAGCGCCAGTAGTTCTGTATCGCCATCGCGCAGTAGGAGCCCTTCAGCCAGTCTCAGTCCTTCATCGAGTATCAGTGCGTCTTTTAGTCCCTCAGCGTCTGTAAGCGCTTCCAGGAGCCCTTCAACATCAATTAGCCCATCCACCTCAGAAAGTCCATCAGAATCAGTAAGTCCGCCTGCCTCTGAGTCGCCATCAATCAGTCCATCCGCTTCAATGTCGCCAAGCGTATCTATAAGTCCTTCATCATCTGCGTCGGCTTCTAAGAGTCCTTCAATCAGCCCATCTTCTTCGATATCGTCCAGCGTATCGCCTTCACTGAGCCCTAGCTCAAGTATGTCGCCATCAATGTCGCCGTCATCTTCTACAAGCCCGTCATCCAGTGCTTCGGCATCAGGAAGCCCATCTTCTTCAATAAGTCCAAGCGCTTCGGCATCACCAAGTATACCGATTCCACCTTCTTCTAGTTGTAAGTATGTAATTGTTTTAAAAGATGCTGATTTATCATATTTAAATGGTAAAGCATTCTCATTTTATATTACATCGGGTTCGGCATATAATGTTGATCCTAAAGTATTATCGTTACCAAATGTTCAATCAGAAATAGGTATTTATAATGGATAATGATGATATCATAAAATTAAAAAAAGATATTGATTATCTTATTCATAATAACATAATCGAATTTAATCGAGATTATTTTGAAGAAGGCGTTGTCCAGCCAGGACAAAGTTTTTATGGAAAACTTACTGATATTATAGAAAAAAGTTTATACTCAACTTATGGTTCTCTTATCAGTCTTGATGATCCTAGTAAGTATAATTTTAATAATGTTAGTGGAAAAGCAGCGATTAATACAGTTCTTCAGGCTTTGCAGAATTCTGGTTACATTTCAAATTATCAAAAGGCGTTGAATGTTTATTACGGTCTTCCAGTGGCACCGCAAAATTGTCAAGTTCTTGGATTATATGAATCTTATGATTACATTGTTGATTCTAACTGGACTTATTATCATGATGGAAATGTTATTCGAATTATTATTAAAACAGGAACACATCTTCACAAATTTATTCAACAAGGCACAAAATTAAGAGTTGATAGATTGAATAAAGAACTTACAGTTGAGGCTGTGGATAATAGAGCATTAATTGTTGGGGAAACGACATTTGGTCAAATAACCGTTGATGATGCATCAGACGTAATTGCTGGAGATGCATTGAATGTAAAATTAATCAATAAGTATCCAATTGTAAGTATTACTCAAGAATCAGAATCTTTTGATGCAACAGTAACAATAAAAACCTCATATGAGTCATGTGCAAAACTTCAACATATTATTGACATTATTCAAGATTTAACTGATAATAAAGAATATCCTGAAATTTTGATTTATGGTACAAGCGGTTTTACTCATAATTATGATGGTATTTATCATATAACTGAAGCTAGGGATTTATCTGGATTTGGTCAATTAAAAATTTATAATCCAGCAAATGATATTGAGCCGAAATATAATGATTTTGTATTTACAACTAATTGAGGAATAAATGAAAATTTTTATTCCATATTCTGATCACAGTCCAATTAGCCAAGAAATTCTTGATTCTATTAAAGGTAATGTTATATTTATCAATTGTACTTTTGATAATACTATTCCAAAAGTAAAAAGAATTATACAAGCTGAATATAAATTTAAAGAAATAGCACTAAAAGAAACATGTGATTTCTATGTATATCAACAAAGTGATATGTTGTCTATAAAAGAAGATAATTTTACTGTTATGCAAAAGTTTTTAACCGATCATATTGACTTTGGAGCTATAGCATTATCAAGATATAATTTATCATTGAATCAGCAAATTTATGATAGAATAAAAGTCAATACTATTCTTAGTGGATTTATAATGTTTACTCCTCCTGGTCTTAAGGCTGTTGAGTTTGAGGAGAAAAATAATAATATGCCATTACCGTCATCTTATACCATTTCAAGATCTTTAGATAGTGTTGGCTATAAATATGGTTATGTTGATACTATAGCAAGAATAAGGCATTTACAAGGATAAATATGGCAACAAGTATTTGGTACGATATAAGTATAGATGGTGATGAATACTCTGATGGTAGTCAAGGAAATCCGTTTGGTTGGATTAATGCATTTGATCCAGGTAATTCATATAATTGGAATGGGATTGGTGACGTAGATTTTTATGTTCGTGGTATAAGACATTTAACTTCAGGTTCTGTTTCTTTTGGCGATACATGTGGAATGAATATGCGTTGGTATCCATGGGATCTTAGTTTATATGGTCCATGGAGAATTGGTATTGATTCTGGGACTATTAATTGGGGAGGCTACGAAACATTTGGTTATAGTTTAGATGGGGCAATATTAAAAGCCAATACTGTTAATATAGGATTTGATGAAGATTACTTTGGAATGATGATTACTCGAAGTGTAATATTAGCTGATGATATTAATTTTTATACATTTCCATATTTACCATATAATAATTCTTATTTTTATGGTAATTCTTTTATTGCAAATAATTCTATTAATTTTTCAGCCTCTCCCGCACCTTATCAAAATAATTATATTGATTGTATTTTTAAATTTACAACTGCTTCAAATTTAACATCAACTAACCTTTTTTCAAGTTGTGCGATGCCAACCCCAATTACTATTGTTGATGGTACAGTCATATATGATACTTGTAGAACTGATTGGGTCTCACCAGTATTTCCCGCATGGAATGATACTAATCCAGATCATTGGGCACAAAGTATTCTGGCTGCAGGAATGCCGTGGCCGCCAGAAAATGGTCATCCCAATTATTCTGGATATGATACTGGGTTATTTGGAGAACCAAGAACTGGTATAGGTGGATTATATTTTGATACTACCATTACTACCACAACTGGAAGCCCAACTACCACCACGACTGGAGGGCCAACTACTACAACAGCCCCTTCAATGGATATTGGATTTGTTCATATATCATGGCCAACACATAAATATCTTCTTTTACTTCTTGAAGATGGAACATTATTTAAGGCTTATATTGATTCTCCATTGGACACCATTTACGATACTGGAGATTTTCTTACTAAGTATGATATAATATGCAGAAATGTTTCTGTAGCAAATAAAGAGTTGTTTCCTGATTGGAATAAATTTGATGGATTTAAAAGATTCAATGGATTGGATTTAGAAGGTTGTATACTTGAATTGATTAATTTTAATCCTTATATTGATTTTGGCAGTTATTTTCCAAGTGATTTTCAAAATTTAAATATAACGACCACAACAACAACAACTCCAGCTCCTACAACGAGTACGACAACTACAACGACATCACCTTAAATAAAGATATATGTATATATATTGAAGATTTATATTATAATATAGGAAACACACTATGGAATTAAATGACATTATCAGAAACATGGTAATTGAGGCCATTAAAAGCCAAATTGATGGTAATATTGGAGATCCAGGCAAAATAGTATTTAAAAATTCTAATGACGACTCACTAGTAACTGCATATTTTGCCCCAACTTCTATGGTTGTCCATAGGGGTAAAGGTACATTTTTTGATATTAGCCCATATCTTAGAGGGGTTGTTACTGTTGAGGGATTTGCTAATAAATGGAGTATTCAAAACGCTGCAGGATTTGAACTTATTAGCGGTACATGTGGTGATCAAAATCATTTAGATAAAGATATTATTTTTAATACTGAAGATTTGCATTGGTATCAAAATGATGTTATTGTTATTGAATCATTATCTATAGAAATACCATCAGGTAATAATGAATATATAACTGAACCAGAGGTTTAATTATGTCTACGACAACTACTACAACAACTCAAGCCCCTTGGAAAGATTTTGAACTTATTGAAGAGACTGCAACTCCTCCTTGGGGACATATAGATAATCAATTGCAAAAAGATATTATAGATACAATGCTGGGTAGTTGTGCTCTTCCTGTAAAGGACACTGTGGGAGGTCATAAACATTTTTTATTTTATGATCATTCCGGCGTTGCAGTTTTAGAAGGTATTGATGGAGATACAACTGTTAAAAATAATTTAGTTGTTAATGGAAATATTGTTAATCCTACAATTTTTGGAAGTATAACTGTTTCTGGGTTTGTCGGAACTGCTGGAATAGTTCATAGTGATGCCTATGGAGTACTTTCTAGTTCTGCGATTGTTGATGCTGATATTGATAATTCTGCATCAATATCTTGGAGTAAAATTAATAATAATGAAGTGATTGTTAATAATAATATTTCAACAAGCGCTGATATAGCGTGGAGTAAAATACACACATTTGGATCTATAGTTAATAATGATATATCACTATATGCTTTAATTGATTGGAATAAAATTAATAAATTAGGAGCTTCTCCATATGATATGGGTGCTTGTGGGATGACATCTGGAACTGATGTTCAAAAAGCTGATGGTAGTGGTGGGTTAATACCTTGTATAGCTTTAGAAGATATCACATATATACATGAAATATCTGAAACTGATTTAGATGCACCATTCGGAGATCCTGGCACTACAGCTGGGTTTTGTCAAAGAACAGCAGAAGGACATTATCAAATAAGTCCATCTTCAGTTACCGCTCATCCGATGTTATCAACCACTCATACTGATGCGCATACTCAAACAGTAACAAGGGGATCATTAATAACAGGCCAGTATGATGGTGTTGGAGTTTCTGGTATTAATTGGAATTTGTTAACAAAAGGTGCTCCTGGAACAATATTAACATGTAATACTGATGATGTAATATGGGATACGCCATCAAATATAGGAATTCAAGTTTATAGTGAAAATCTTACTGCCATTGCGGAACTTACTTTTACAACAAATAGAGTAATTCTTTTAACAGGATCGGGATCATGTACTACAGGACCAATAACCAATGCCTATATTAGTAATACTGCATTAATATCTTTATCTAAACTTGCAGTAATGAATCAAAATACATACATAGGAAATGTTGCTGCAAGTGGCAATACTCCTATAGCATTAACTAGTTCACAAATGAAATCATCTCTTGGATATTATACATCTGGAGATAGTGCAAATTTATCAGGTCTAACAGTAACGCGACTTACCTCAAGTCATGCAACAATTAATATTAATAGTTCTTCTTCTGGAGGAACCTTTTCAATTATAGGTTTTCAAAATGATGGAATTACTGCATGGAATATGAGCAGTGAGTCTCAAACCGAAAGTTATAGTTTTATACTTCGATCAAGAAAAACAACTGGTGTTGCGTATTGGGATGTTAACGCATTTGTGGTTCTTAGAACTTCCGCACTCCAAAAAATTGGTTTTGGGCTTAATGGCGGAACTAATCCTGTAACTAGTACAACTAATAGTTTTCATTTTTCTGGAGATACAATAAGATTAGATACTCCAAGATCAATATTTACATCTGGATATGTTGGAGAAATATGTTGGAACGCTGGTGGAATATCAGTTTGTACCAATGAATCTCCATTAACCTGGAGACATATAGCTTTTGCTTAACCATTAACAATCAGTGGGAGGATCTATCATGGATATTAGTTTGACCAACAAAGAAATTGTCGAAGATGGAATGCTTAATGCTGCTCATGAACTTTTAAAAAACAAACTTCCAATTCAGACTCGTTTACCTTTGGCAGATTTTGTTGAGTATGCAACAAGGAGATCGAGAAGATTTTGGGAAAACGTTAAAGTTATCGCAGATAAATATAAAATTCCTGACAATACTAAGTTTGAGGCTTTGACTGGAGAAGCAAAAACAGAAATGGATTTTTTAAGAAATTATGTTGGACGAATACAAATGGAATTGATCCCATATCCAGATAGTCCAATAGAAGGTCATTACGAACTTATTCTCAATAAGTTATTCGTTAAAAGAGAATCTACTATTAAAGAGGTTGAATAGTGCATCAGCATCCTTTTGGTTTTAACTATCCATATGGAGTTAGTCCTCTTTTTAAAGATGACACTCCATATTATGGTAAACCACTATTTTTTTCAGTTGGCGATACCGGCGATTATCAGACTAAAGATTCCAATGGGGATCTTTTTATATCGATAAGAGCCGGTATCGCTCACTTTTCATTTCCTCAAGTTAATCCTAATTTAGGTATAGGCGATAAAGTATCATTTGATGGAGTTTATTGTTTAATCAGTGAAAAAATAGACCAATCTAATTGGTATGTCACTAATACAGTTGGAACTCCATTTATAGATATTGATATTGTTCCAGTTACCAGTATTACAAAGGTATTTAATTCTTTAAATGCCGCGATTGGTGGAGATTCTCCTGAATTAGCTGATTATATTTCTTACAACCTTACTGGTTTTGATATTCAACCAAATATTATTTGTTATTCAATTCAAGAAACAAATAATATTCTTTTTAAACAAAAATGGACTATTGACCCGTCTAGATACATTAAAATTTATACCCCATCAAGTTCTGCATATGAATGCAATTCTAGACAAAGACATCTTGGAGTTTTAGGAAATGGATATAAATTACAAGCAACCTCAATATATGATGAAGCTCTTATTGTAGAACAACATAATGTTGAAATAAAGGGATTGCAAATAACAAATGCTAGTAACGGTTTACATCTTACTGGTACAAATATTAATGTTATTAATAATATTGTTGCAAACTGTGGTGGTGTTGGAATATCTGACTGGAATACTACTGGAACTTTAAACCACTATATCGGAAATACAATATATTCCTGCACAGCTTGTGGAATATCTGTTTCAAATGTTTTAATTCCTGCAAATAATAAAATTTCTTATTTATATAATAATACTGTTGTTGGGTGTGGAATTGGCGTTCAACTGGGCAGTCCTGATCCTAAAGTACAAATTTATATTAAAAATCAGCTATGTAACTGGAATGAGACTGATTATGTTATAGTTGGTGGAACTGAAATTTATGGTTACAATTGTGTAAGTAGAGATAATACAGTACTTAACATCCCTCATATTGAAACATCTTGTTTTCCAGCTTCATTAGTAAAATTCAAAGATCGTAGCAATAATGATTATCATTTAAATACTGGTGATGATGGTGCAATAATTTCAGGATTAAACTTATCTCATGATCCGTATTATTCATTTAATACAGATATTGACGGAGACTTAATTGGTGATCCTTGGAGTATTGGATCAGATTATACTGCACATAAAGTTGTTTTTTCAGTTGGATCAACAACCGATTATATCGGACCAGCAACAATTACCATATCTGACGGAATAGCAACATTTTCTGTTGCACAAACTGGCGACGCTTTTGGAGTTGGACATTTAGTCACGTACAATACGTCAGATACTTGTTATCTTATTGAAAAAATATCAACTTCTAAATATAGAGTTGCTTTAGCAAATGGCACAGCTCCTGCCGATATTATTGAGTCAGCAATAGTATCTGTTACTCCTGCTTTTGCTTCATTAAATGCTGCTTTAGACGGGTCAACATCTGGAATATATACTGCACTTGGCAATACTGAAGATTTAGTATCGCTAAATCTACAAATTGATGTGGCATGTTATAATATTTCAGATTCATTAGCATTAACAACATCTGATACATGGATAACAGATGAAATAAGAAATTTCAAAATTTATGTCCCAACCGACACGGTGACTCAATGCAATACTATACAAAAATTTGCAGGAAAATTGGGAGATGGATATCAACTACAGGGCAACTTAGAAATATCAATTCCATATACAAAAGTTGACGGAATTCAAAATACTTTTGGAAGTATTAAAATGTTAAATGCGCCCAATAGTATGGTATTGAATTGTCTTTCTGCAAATCCTACAACAGGAATTTTATTCGAAAGCAGTTTTCCTGGAATAAATGTCATTGCGAATAATCTCATATATGATGGTTCTGGAGAAGGAATTTTAATACATTGTCTTGAAACCAATATCAATGATACTTATTATTGCTATAATAACAACACGATCAAATGCACAAAGGGAATATCATTTGATACTCCAGTTAATACATACTCAAATATCGTTGTGGTTAAAAATCATATTTCACAATTTAATGATGATGATTATTATATTGCTAATCAAGATTCTGGAAGAATGATAATTAGTAATAGTGTCAGTAGTGATGCTACTGCTAATAAATTCGAAAATAAAACCAATACTATCAATAAATCTCTTGAATTTATAGATTATATCAATAAGGATTTTCATTTAAGTATTTCTGATGCATTTACCATAAATCCTGGAGAAGATTTAAGTTATAACGCTCAATATCCATTTAGCGTAGATTTTGATAATGAAGTAAGGGCTCCAGGATATTGGAATGTTGGAGTTGATAATTTTACAAATACTTGTCGAAATGAAGTTTTTTATTCAATAGGGGCTTATCAAGGTTTTTTACAATCATTTAACTCCCACATTACCATTTTGAATGGAATAGCATATTTTGATAATGCTCAATCATGTGCTCAACTTGGAATCGGTGATTGCATTACTTACAACACTTCTGTAAAATGTTATCTAGCAGAAAAAGTGAATTATTACTTATGGAGAGTTGTAACAGTTTTTGGTGCTAAACCATCAGATATCACGTTATCTCCAATCGTAAACATTAAACGAACTTTCAATACGCTTAAGGGAGCTGTCGATGGGGCGTCTGGAGTTAATTTTCTTAATACAACAGACTTAACATCATTAGGAGTGCATCTTAATTTAGTATGTTATGACGATGGGGTTATTGATGGCGACGCAATTACTGTTTCTGGATGGACTACCAATGTAAATAATCAAATTAAAATATATACAGCATGGAACACTAAAACTCAATCAAATAAAAAAAATGAGCATAATGGAAAATGGGGAAACGGATATAGTTTACTGGTTCCTGATTCTGATGCGGTTACAATTCATAATGCATGGACAACTGTACAGGGACTTCAGATAGATGGTAGTAATAAAAATAATGGAAATAAAGGAATTTCTTTTGATACTAGTGCTGGAATTGTTATAAAAAATAATATTATTAAAAATTGTGAATCAGGAATTATTAGAGTAGATGGGGTATCACTTCCCGTAGATGATGTAATTGGTAATGTTATTTATGATTGTAAAAATGGAATACATGCTGTTTATTGTAATGTTTATAATAATACCGTCATAGATTGCACTGTCCTCGGATATTCGGTTGGAACAGATAGTGTTATTACTAATAATATTGCTCAAGGAAGTGCTACTAATTTTAATGATGGCTCTATTGTGACTTATTGTATCAGTTCTGATGGAACCGCTACTGGAACAAACTGCCATACTCAAACTCTTGATTTTATTGATAAATTTAATAATGATTATCATTTAAGTAATAGTATTCATGACGCTGTTGCATTAGGTCACGGACTTAATCTTTCCTCTTCATTCATACGTGATATCAATAATAATTTGATAGAAGACTGGTCTATAGGGGCGGATTGCCCATTAGTGACGCCATTGGTCACAACTACTCCCGCCCCAATTGTTCATTATAAAGTTTATTATTCAATAGGTACTAATATTAATGATAATCAAAGTGGTTCGGGCACAAATACAATTAGTATATCGAGTGGAATTGCAACTTTTTCGGTTCCTCAAACATCTGATTCTGCTCCCAAAATTGGTGTTGGAGATGTAGTTACTTATCAAAATGGATTACAATGTCATTTAAAAGAAAAAATATCTAATACACAATGGGTTGTCGTTAATCGATATGGAATTAGTCCTGATAATATTGAACATTCTTTAGTAAATTCAATTAAGAGAACGTTTAACTCTTTATATTTAGCAATGAATTATGGCCATGAATCTGTTTATGCTATGCTAGGAACAAAAGATTTATCTGGTAATAATTATCAATTAAATCTTCCTTGTTATAATGATAATCCTGATTTTGGATCAGTAATGATTGCTGGATGGAGTACAAGTTCGGATTACTGTATTAATATTTACACTCCTCAAAATATAAATACAGAATGCAATAAATCACAGAGACATAAGGGAAAATGGAATACTAATAATTCTGGACAGAGTACAAATCCTGGTGGATATAATATTATTGGGACATATAATGACGCTCTTCAAATCAATACTGTAGATTATGTTAAAATAGAAGGTATACAAGCACAATCGACTAGTGGTGATGGAAATGGTATTCATTTAGTTAATTGTAATTGGAATACAGTGATCGCTAATATTGCTTATGGTTGTAGTAATGATGGAATATGCAATGAATCCCCATATGGAATGGGAAATACCTTTAATCATATAGTTAATAATTTATGTGATAGTAATTTTGTAGGTATACATGATATAGGAACTAATTACACCTCTGCAAATAACACATCTTGTATTTATAACAATACTCTTGTCAATAATTTTAGAAAAGGATTTCTTGTTGAACTTGGTGGCGCATATACTAGTCACGTAATCAACTCTAAAAATAATATGTTGCAATATAATCGTGGAGGAGCTGTACAACATATTGGAACTGATACACTTAATTTATTAAGATGCTTATCTAATGACTATACTGTAACCCTTCCTACAAGCGTAGAATGTATCCCTGATCAATTGATATATTTTCTTGATACGAATGATAAGGTTTATACTTTAGATCCATCCAGAGATCAAAGAGCTATTGGATCTGGAGTTGATTTAAGTACTGATCCTGATTTTTCATTTTCTACTGATATTGCAGGAAGACTAAGAAATCCAGGATATTGGAATATAGGAGCCTTTGAATACATTCCTATTTTGGGAAGTGGAGAATTAATTACAGAAGTTATGACTATGCGAGGTTATGCTATTTCACAAAAGGAGTTTCCTCCATCAATTTTATATCTTAGAAAGACTGTAGATAGGCCTAATACATTTACCAGTATGGATACATTGAGTGCATTTCTTAGACAAGAAATATTTGGCAGTTATGCAATTTATATTCAGGGAAATGAGGAATTTTCAGGAACTGTTGATTTTGGTGCAAGGCTTGGGACAGGTACTCAATCAAAAACTATTACAATGCAGACAGATCCTTCAGAGCAATCTGATGGGCCCGCAATACTTATAGCTCTTTCTAATGATGGAAGTGCTGGAGCACCGTTAATATCCGATGGGTCAGAACAAGCTAAAATTACTTTTTTAAATATGAAATTAAGAATGAGCGATAGTTATTATGATGAAGTTTTTATCAAAGATACAGCTCACACAAGTCATATAGTTATAGAAAATTGTATTGTGCAATTAAATAATGATACTATAGTTGGAAATTTACCATGCAAAGTAGAAGTAATTAATTCTCAACTTATTTATAGAAATACTAGTGGAACAACTATTCTTTATATAAGTAAAAATACTACAAATCCAAATGTTATTGAAAATACAAATATTATTACTTATACTGAATCAGATATAGATTTTAGTACAGAAAATTCTGATTCTGTTTATAATTGTTTATTATGGAATTTTTCTTCATTTAATCAAGTATTCTCAAATCCAAATGTAATTAATTGTATTTCTGATAAAGATCCTCTTTTTATTGAAGGCCAAATTATATCATTGAATTTTATAATTGCAGAAGTTATGAGGCATACATTTATGCCTCAGTATTTATCACCATGTAGAAATGCAGGATATTTAGATCCAGATTATAGTATATCTACTGATATATTGGGAAGACCCAGGATATCTGAAGATACTATCGATATAGGTCCTTATGAATTAAGTGTATTTATTGCAGAATTTGATGTCAGTCAAATACGTGATGTATATCAAGATAAATTATTTTATAATAGTAATTCTGAAGTTTTTACCACATTAAAACGTCAAAAAATATATCGATATCTTCCTCAAAAATTTGCTTTAAATATTAGTACATGTAACGAATTTGCAAGAGAATCTAAAATATTTATTGAATTAAAACCTTATACAAAAAGTTATTCATTATTTAGTGATAAAAACAATATCTCATTAATACAACTTGAAGCTTATTATGATAATGAGCAAAATACAATCGTGGTTAAAAAAATACCTCAATTAATAGGAAATTTATTTAATAAAATTTTTGAAACTGGACAATATTCCTTTATATTTAATGAAAGAGAAAATCTCTTGCATATTTATATACTTAATACATATGATAAGGGTATGAGCGGACAAAGAAGTATAGTAAATAATGCGCGTTTTGGTGGATCCTCAATGACGAGTATATAAAATGAAACGTTTTATTAATCCTCAAAAATCTACTTATTATAGCAATACTTTAGTGACGTTTTCAGATGAAAACAGGCCTATGTATACTGGTATTGTTAAAGGCTATAGTACTAAAAAATATAGTTGGATAAATGATTTTCTTTTTAAACATCGAACTAATTTTTCAACCAATTCTAATATCGCTTACGTTTCTTTTTTCAGTGATAGGGAAACAGTATATCAAGAATATGGAAATATTCCTGAATTATATATTCAATATCCATTTCTTCAAACTTATCAGCGAGAAAAGATTCCTAGCGCTTCTTATGAACTATCCTCACCTCAGTATAGAAAAATAGGACAGAAAAATACCGATTTTGATTTGATACAATTTATTAATGCTTCTGGTAAATTATATAGTCAAAATGGTGAATTAAATATTAATCATTATTATAAATATGATCCAATATTTCACGCTGAAGGTTATAAAATATACGGTTATCCAAATAATAAATCAAAATTTATTTGGATAACTAATTATGAATTTGGAGATCCGTTACAGACAGTCGATCAAACTAGATTAAATTTATCAAATTTTGTTATTAATCTTGGTAATAATCAAAGCGATGTAGATCCAGATAGCAGACAATATGTGGAACTTAATGCTCCAGGCCACGTATCAAATGAAAGAGTAATTGATTATAAAATTCAAATTGATCATAAAAATTTCTATTATTTCACTGACTTAAAAGAATGGGTTGTTTATTACACAAGAACTGAGTCTTTTAATGGTAATGATAAAAAACCATATTTTGGGGCAGTAGTATGTTATGATATTAATAATAATGAAATGCATCCTTCAACTATACGATATTTCCCTGACGTATTGGTAGATGGCAAAGTTGAGGCTGCAAAAATTATTATAACATGGCCTGAAAAAATTTCTGGAAAATGTGCATTTTATCCAGGCAATGTAAGTGGAGTACAAGATGATCAATCAAGATTTGTATGTCATATTTGCGATAAGATGTTTAATGATGATACTTATCCTATAATAAAAAAAGTGGTTGGTGGTGATGTTATTTATGATGGTATAGATCTCGATACAGAAAGAAACAAAAGGCATTACGCCACCGTTATGACTGAACCTTATTTTATGACCAAAGCTATTAATAATGGAGTAATAGTAAAATATAAATTTATTGATAAAAACAATAATGATATCAATTATGGAAATAATGAAAATACTTATATAGCCAATCCAGGTATATATCTTAAAATTAAATGTAATCTTGACACTATTAAAGAAATAGATAGATTATTATCATTAGAAAATTATAATACTGATATTATTGATACTTTGATTATAAAAAATCCTGAAGAGAAACTTTTACCTAGTTCAGGCAGTTATTATAAAAAATTTAAAGATATAAGTATTCCTAATATTTTTTATCAACGTCAGGATGATGGAATTTTTGATTTATTATACAATCGGCTTGGAGAGACTGATCCATTTGCCAAACATGCCACATTTGTTATTCAAACGTGGAATGAAACTCAAGATAATTATTATGATGGTAAGCCTATTAATGATGGCAATCATTATATGAAGATTGCTGGAATTGGATTTTATACTGACACCGCTCTTAATGAATATAATAGTGTTATTGAAAATAAATATTTAGCGCTTTATTGTACGAATTACATCTCTGACAAATATGATGATGCTACCATTTTTTTAGATAATGGAGAAACGTCAGTTTTAAAAATTGATAGAAATGAAAAATTTAAACCATTAATAAAACTTGATGGAATAAATGGTTATGTAAAAATATTGAAGAAAAATAAAACACTTCCTGTTACCCAAACCTCCGATGGTCAATATGAAGTTATTTATACGGTCGAATTTCCTTATTGCCCAGGATCGTATACAGAACGATATAAAATGAATTTTTCTAGCGGGTATCAACCAACTCAAATACTTTATGTTGATACTTATATCTCAGCTGGGAACAAGAAAATATATTCAGATGCACAACCAGTAACGGATTTTACTAATGATCGTAATATTTTATCTGGTGGCGATTCTTTTACTTATGTAAAATTTGCTGGATCTGGAGAATTTGTTACTACTATGAGATTTGAAGATGGTGGTGGAGTAGTTGCTGGTGATACATATGGAAAGCCAATTATTCTTTATCCTAAAAATAGAAATTTATTCTGTGAATCAAATTCTTCTTCTATTCCAGCTATGATTTCTTCTGAAATAAATGGGTCATCAGATTTAGAAGCGGCATATAATTATCAGGTTACTTTAAAAAAACCTATTAGTTTTTATGATTGTCAGTTATTAATTCTAGCTGATAACAGAAGATGGAAATATGATGTTAAATATGAACCTTATATTGGAAGAGAAAATCCTTCATATATATTTTCAATGGATGCATCTTCACTGTATAATGATTATAGAAAATTTCAAAAAAATAATGCATCAATACCAGATATGAAAAGGTGGTTATACTGTTATATAAAAGGTTTGGCTACTACTTATGATAAAGATGGGGATGTAGATTTTTATTCTTCAGGTTCTGATATAGAAATCGATGTATGGGATAGAAAGTCATTAATTACTCCAGTTACCACTACAACAACAAGAAGCCCAAGATCAAATACGCTCACATCTGTATCGGGCAATTGGAGAAGTTTAACATTATCTCAGACGGATAGTGATAAAATAAAGGGTAATTTGATTATTGGAAGTTTATTTAAATATGGCAGTTCAACTTCAACCACGACATCAGAACCAGTAATTGATGATTTTTGGACATATAGATTGGGATATTATAATCCAGTATTTTTACAACCAACAGACTTCCCAACTAATTTTAATTATGAAACTTATGACAGAAAATCTAATTTACTCTTATATGATTCAGTTCAAAAGATAAATTATCATGTAGCTTATATAAAATATTTAGAAGATATAGGGAGTGGTTATGAGGGTTTTGAGATTACAATTAAAAGAGATAATTTAAAACCCGAGCCATCTGGCGGTTCTGGACCATTACAACTTTATACTCCATTAACTTTTATTAATAATTTTAAAGATTTTGAACTGTATTCAAATAGAGCTATTACAGTTGCTACTTCTAAAAATGAATGCGGATTATACAAACGATTTATCGATATAAGGAAAGATGATTATTTAGGTGATTGGAATCGATATGTTGATGATGATAATAAAATCTATTTAAGATTAAGGATTAATAGAAAAAGAACTTATCCAACAACCAAAATTGATGTAGATAATGATGGTCTGCAATTTATTACCCAAGTCATATTAAACGCAAATAATCCTTGGAAAGATAAGGATAGTGGAGACTGGGATGAAGCCTTTGATTATACTAAAGTTGCATTCATAGAACAAGTTAAAAAATTAGGATTGACTTATTTTAAATTAGCTTCTCTCTAATGATTATAATAGCTATATTTAGATATAGGAGGAGTATAAATGAGTTCTAATTTACGGGCTGGAGCACTTGAGGGTTTTATCTGTGATTCAGCCGGCAATATTATTAGAAATGCCAATATAGTTATAAGAGATAATGCCCCTGGCGGTTCTAATATCGTTGCATCAACCAACAGTGATGACTCTGGATATTTTATCACGACACCTTTGAAAAATGGAACTTATGATATTTATGAATCTGGAGTAAAAACCTCAAGGACACTACATCTTCCACAGGGTCTTAATATCCAATCTTGGACTGCCACTCCAGATAATGTCCCGAGTAATTTGCCAGTTTTTACACAAATGGATGAAACAAATGAAAACGATATTAATAAATTTCGTTATTATATTCAAATTGAAAATGACAATATTGATATTAAACAACTAGATCATTTATTTCCAATATATAATTTTCCAATTAATGTACTATCCAGTGATTGGTATAATTTTTCAATTTTTCATGGACTCAATCAAGATTCAAGAATAACTTCAACTAGATTCGACATTGAATATTACAATCCATTATTAACAGTTTCTGATATATATCGTAGACTGAGGTGGGTTGGAATACCAGCAATCAATTTTACCGCAGGTTCAAAATTAGTATTACCACTTGATTATTACTCAATGTGTTTTAATAGAATAAATAGTAATTCGATTTTTACAAATAATATAAAATATCAAGTCAAACAAGAATTAGAAGTTGTTACTATTTATGATGAATCAGACAATGATATGGCATTTAAAAATTTAGCCGATAGTATTGTTGTTGGTGATGTAGTAAAATTAACATTTTATCCTTCTACTACAACTACCACAACCACAACTCCAGCCCCTTCTGCAAGTATCTTTTATGGTATTTTTGTTAAAGAAACTGCTAAATATTTATCTCCAGAAGAACTGCAAGTACATCGTTCTTTAATGTTTAAAAAATTAAAAAATTCAAATTATCAGTCAACACCAATAGAAACATTAAGTGAACAGAGCGGAATGTATATAATAGCAACTAAATATGATGGTTTTTTTAATGGAATTTCAAATATAGGATCTTCTGTAAATGAAAAATTTACTGTGATAGAAAATATTTATGCTCAAGATGTAGCTAATGAATTATATAATTATAATGATATTCCTGGATAATCAGCCGACTGGGTGGCCGGCTTAACCTTCAAAAAGAGGAGCAGAATTATGGAACAAAACGTGCCTAATAAGGAACTTCAACATAAGGCGGTAGCTTATGCTGTCCTTCATAAAGACGAAATGCCTGATGGTATTAAAAAGTTTATTGAAGATCTTTACGGCTATGAAGAAACTGGCAAACGTCTTGAAGAAGTCAGAAGCCAAACAAGGGCTTCCCTCAGACAAATCGAAGAACAAATGACACAGTTATACGGATCAATGGATGCGGTAATAAAAATAATAGCAAGAGAACTTGGGGATGCAAAAGTTCTTGAATTAAGCGCAAAGTATCAATTACCAGAAAAGTCCCAGGAGTAATGCATGAGATTCACTATTAGTAAAAACGGTATCCAAGAAAGAGTGAATTATCTTATTGGAACCAATGATACAGATCCGTCTCCAGTTCCTACCATAGTTAAAGATAGTGGTCCTGCCACTTTAACTGATTGGTCTGCACAAGCCTCAATGATCACTAATATCAGACGACTTGTTAGGGGAATAACAGGGCAATCTTTAATTGGAAAAATCATGTCTGGTTTACAATTAACCCAGGCAACTACTGGGGGGTCAGAAATTTCAATAAGTAATGGTATTGGTTTTACTGTTGCTGGTAATATTATAATTCTAAATAAAAATATTACTAAAGATTTGTCGACAGCCGGTACTTATGAAATTTATTTGTTATATCAAGAAGCTTTCCTTGATCCCACCGTAGCGCTTGATTATCATACTTCAGAAGTAATGGGGACATCTTTAACGCCAATTAATATTCTTGCCGACGATATATGTTCCAATACAGTCAATGATGATTTAATTCGAGCACAAATAGCAATACACACAGTTACCTTATCAGAAAATGATGGACTATATCTTGGTACTGTTGAAGTTACTGGTACTATTGGCTCTTTTAATATGACTATAACTCCTGCGAATAATCAGGCAATATCAAAACATCTTAACGGAAGCTTTCAAGCAACACTAACTAATTTTGATACTATAGTGCCAGGTGTTGCTTATTATGAAGTTGTAGGAAACATATGTACTGTTCGCTTACCTGAGCTTCATGGAAATTCAAATGCAACAACACATAAATTAACTGGAATTCCAGACGTTATAATTCCGTCTGTTGCTACATTTTCCACAACAATTCCTATTAGTATGGCTAAAGGAATATGGAATCCTACAGCATTCTGGATTGATGTAACATCAGAATGGGGACTTACAGCAACAAATGGTGATGGTTTTGCGGCTGGAAATACGGAGGGTATTTGGCCCTGTACAATAATGTATTATCTTTGAACTTATATAATAAGGAGTTATTATGCACTACGCTCTTAGAGATGATCGTTACCCGATAGAGACAGCGGAACAAATCAAAACTGCGTCTGTTTATTTTTCTAATAATCTTTCAAGATTTTCTCCATCTGACAGAGTTGAAATAGCAACCAATATGGAGAAACAGGCTGAAGTTTTAGGTGTTGAACTTAACCAACCTTGGGTCACAAATTATAGTAGAATGATGAAAAAAGAAGCTTCATATTCTCCTGAATTTGAATCCAATATGAGGCGTAGAAAAGAGATTTGTGATGTTTATAATGTACAGATTTCCGTCGGTGATAAAATGGTTAAGGCGGCTGAAATGGTCGATAAACTCATTGGTGAGAAAAATCAAACAGAACCAATACATATGGTGGCAGCTGTGGGTGAATTCGATAAACTGGCCAAATTGGAATACCATTATGACGACCGCATTATGGATCCTGTGTTTAGTGTTTTTGGTTCTCATGGCAATCCTGATTTTGACTTAGAAAAGATTGCCTGTTCTCTTACGGCAAAAACAATTAAAAAAGCTTCTAAAAATAAAGATTTTATGAAAAAGGTTGGTTCATTAATGGGCGCTGGTTTTGCTACTGATTTTGAAAAGAATCCAGTTGATATTTTTAAATCATTACCTCATCCTGAGCAACAACTAATGTCTGAACAAATATCCCAATTAAAATAAAAATGAAACAATTTGTTATATTTTTATTATCTATTATTATCAGTGCAACAGCATTTACAGCGATTGACTCTGTTACGGCATCAAATATTGTAAAAATTATAGAACGCACTTGTAATAATTCTTTTGATTCAAAATGGACATTTTGTGCTATTGCAGAATATCCAATAGAAATGAAAGGAAAAGTAAAAGTTCCCGATCTTTCGCGTGGCAATATCTATTGTTGTAGGCCAGGAGTTGGTGGTATAGTATGGTCAGATAATGATACTGCTTGTATCTTAATAAAAAGATGGCTTAACAGTAAAGATACCACCTATCAATTTATGTGGTTTGCTTTAAATAAAAATAAAGTAAAAATGATTCTTTTAAAATGACACAAAATTCTACAGGATCATCTATGGATAATGGATTCAAGTTGTGGGCTGATTCAATTCAGTCTCAATTAAATGCTATGAATGAGACGTTAAAAAGTGTCAATGAAAATATGTTTAAAGTTACAGATATGGAAGCCTTTAAAACAGATGTATGTTTAGTAAGAGAACAACGGGTAAATGAACTTCATGAAAAAACAGAAGGATTAATTAAATTTAAAACTCAAATTTTAACCATCGTTCTTGTAATTAACGTTTTATTTGCAGGTGCTATGTTTGCCCTGCAAGTTCTACAAATGCAAAATCTTAAAATTGAATTTAGAAACGCTACAGCAGTTACTACGGCTAATGAAGTGCAAACAGTAGTAAAAAAAATAGAATTAAAGAAATTGGCAGATTCAAAATAAGGAAGTAATTATGAACTTACAGGATATCACAAAAAAAGCCTTTTATGATGAATTAAGCAAATTAGCAAGTGTCGGATCAGCTGCTAGATTATGGATGGCTGAAGCTAAAGGTATGTTTCCTAAAGGAACTGCGGTTGGTGAGTTTTCTAGAGGAAAACTTCCTAAACAAGGAGGTTTTAAAATTCCAGGAACACCACAATCTTCAGTTGGAACAAGTTCGGCTGATTCTTTTTTATATCATGTTGGGAAAAGTTTACCCATTCAACAAATTAAATGAATATATTAATTAAAAAAGCATTTTTTCAAGAACTATTAAAATTAGCCGATAATGTTGGCTCATATAGATGTCCAGAATGCGGTTATGACGCTCATGATAATGAACTTGATCAACCAGATTTTTGTCCTTATTGTGGAGCAGCCATGAACACATCCAGTACATCAGAAACTCATGTTAATTCATAATTCATTTTAACTAAAGGAGTGATTGTTATGCGTATCGATTTTGAGAAGATTGCTGAAGAGGCCTTTGTTGATGAACTAAATAAAATTGCCATGGCCCCACCACTTGGAGCTATTGGCCATGCCGCTAGTGCTGAAGGGTCACACGTATTTGAAGAAGCGTCGGTAAAGGCTAGAGAGGCTGCAATCAGAGCTAAAAAAATGGCACCTCGTCCCGCAACACCCTCAGCGCCAAAGGCATAATTATGGATCGAGATAGTTGGCTTGAAGATATAGAGAATATGGCTTTCAAAAGCGAATTGCAAAAACTTGCTGATAGCCCCATATATCCAGAAGAAAAAAATATTGATGAAGACGAACTCGAATTGGGAACTGAAGATGAGGGTGAAGATGGGTTTGTTTATCATTCAGATGATGGGATTATGATGAGAAACAATGTATCTGCAAAAGAAAAAATAGAGAAGTTGAGAAAAAAAGCTAAAAGGAAATTATGATTAATTTAAACAAAATTGCACAAACAGCTTTCATAGATGAGTTATATAAACTCGCCAACATCGAAGTTGGAGATGATGGTAAAGTAATTTATCATTCTAACGACAAAGATAATCCAAAGAAAAAAATGGATGATGCAAGATTAGGATATGAATCATATACAGAAGATACCGCAGCAGGAAGTGCTGTATTAAGAACGGAACCGTCACCAAATTAAAAAAAAATATTATGAATATTGATTTAATAAAAATTACAGAAAAAGCTTTTAAGGATGAATTAAAAAAAATAGCATCTCTTAAAGAGGGTAAAAGATATCCATCCAAGGAAATGAAAAAGGAATTTGATACTGATGGGCCGCCACCAGATTTGGATTCAGCAACAGATTATAGTCCCAAATATCCTACAGATCATTTATCAATAAAAACAGCGGCAATGGTCCCAAATAAATTCCTTGTAAATAAAATATTAACCCGAAAATATGTACCTCAATTTGGAAGTAGGTTAGCTAATAGGGCAGTAGAAGGACAACATTATTTAGAAATAGGAAGAAATTACTCAGCAATGTCAGATGATCAAGATAATCAACAAGGCCATCCAAGTGCTTATCCTACACATTTGAAAAGGTTCATTAAATGAAAAATCATAATTCTGAAAATAATGATTTAAGCAAACAATGTTCCAAATGTCCTATTTTAATTAAAGAAGTGGCTGTAATTAAGAATCTACAATTAGATGTATCTTCAAAACTTGAGACTCTTACCAATAAGGTTGATAAAATAACGCTTATTCTTTTAGAAAAATTATCCAAATGAATGAAAAGAAACTGTCAGAACGCCTACAAGATGCTTATATGTTGGGCGACAAGGATTCTATAGCCAAACTGAAGCAAGAGGCCCAAGAGAAGGCTGAAGGGCTTCAGAAGAGGTCTAGAGTGGCTCCATTGGCTGTCAATACACTTCTTAATAATGAAAATTCTTCTGTTATTAAAATTAATGAATTCCTTGAAAGTGCTTTTGGTGATGATTGGTGGGAATTGGAACATGAAACGATAGAACGTCTTCTTTGGATCAAATATGGTACAGCACTTGAAGATGCAAATAGAGATAAGTTGTGGAGTATCAAATACTTACTTAATAGTCAAAGACCTTTTCTTGATTGGTTTTTATTTAATCAAATAACTTTAGCTTTTGCTGGTGTTATAGCTGATTTTGAAGTCTTGAGAACGCCAACACCTGGAATGATAATTAATGCTGTCAATGCTATGAAACAATTACGGCCAGAAGAGCCATTTTCAAGAGAGGTTAAAAAATATATTTCCATCCTTTTAATTCATGAAGGTATTTATACTCCCCCGCCATCATTAGTAGATTTAATTAGTGATGAATTTGAATCTCTAGTAAAAAATTCAAATAAAGAAGAATGGAAAACTGTTTATAACAGATATAAAGAAATTCTTGAATCAAAAAATATTGAATTACAAGAAACGTCATTAGATATACAAGCGAGAAGATTATTAGTAGCTGAAGAGGCGGCTAGTGAATATTCTAAATAAAAAAAGTAATATACAAAGAATTTGTAAAAAATGTGGAAATCCCTTTACTGTTAAAGGTTTTACAGCGAGATCCACAAGTGGTGGCAGAAAAAATTCTGGAATATTTTGTTCAACTATATGTAGATATCAATATATGACTGGAAAAAATAATCATAGATATAATAAAAGAGGTAATGGTTGGAAAGATGGATATGGATATATTAGTTACAATGTTGATGGTAAAAGAATAAAAAGATGTAGGCACGTGATGGAACAAATATTAGGAAGAAAATTATTCTCTACTGAAAGTGTACATCATAAAAATGGCATTAGATCAGATGATTCTCCAAAAAATTTAGAGCTTTGGACAAGTAATCATCCCACTGGCGTTAGAGTTTCTGACTTAAATGAATGGGCTATTAATTATTTACAATCGCAAGGTTATATAATAGAAATGAAATTAAAACAAATAGCAATTAATGGATAGGTTATATTTATTATAACTTATTTTTTTTAATTATTACTTTAATATTTGGAGGGTTAATGTCTAATGATGGTTTTTCGGGAAACGGATTAGTAATACAAGGTCAAGCACCTGAGCATGGTTTGGATCGTCAAAGTTTTGCTCGTGGAGCTATACAGTACGATAATCCGTTTATGGATGAGTCTTTCGTCCTATAAAGGAGCAATCCTTTACAGCATAACCCGAATAACGGTTAATATCCTGAAGAGGACAAGACCGTAGCGGCAAGTGAAAATAAAGTTTTCAATCCGCTCTAACGACTGACAAGGGCTTCTCACTGAGAAGGATATACAGTCTGGCCTGCAGCTATAACAAGATGAAACTGCAGATTAACAATAGCGATGACTTCCACGTTCATTCCGCGTACCATCAAATCCATGTTACGCTTTACCGCCGCTTTTGCCCTCGCTGATGGGCTTGTTTCTCAATGTATTTCAAAATTAGCAGAATACCCTATCACTAAATTGATTTATAATGATGAAAAAAAATCAAATATAGAAAAAGATCAAACTCTAAGTTATTGGGAAGATCTTTTTGAAAAGAAAATAGATATTCTTCGTGTCCTTAAACAATGTGGCATGGATTATTATGCCTATGGCAATAGTATTATATCAATAAATTATCCATTTAGGCGTTTGCTTATTTGTCCACGTTGTAATAAAAGACATTCAGCGGAAGCGATGAATTATAAATTCAGGTCATTTAAATTTGAAGCATCTTGTATTACTCCCAAATGCGGTTACAGAGGAGTAATGGATGCAATTGATGAGCCAACAAAAGAATTAAACAAATTAAAGATAGTTCATTGGGATTTACTCCATATTGACATTAAATACAATTCAATCAGTGGAGATCATTTCTATTATTATACAGTTCCAGCTGATCTTGCTGGAGCCATTAGTTCTGGAGATAGGGACATTGTCAGAACAACAAGACTTGAAGTTATTGAGGCTGTGAAACGGAAGAAACAAATTAAGTTAATGTCTGATAATGTTTATCATCTCAAAAGAGCCGCTCCTCAATATATAATTCCATCCCAAAGAGGCTGGGGTATTCCTATCATAATGCCTATTATGAAGGATATGTTCCATAATAAGATCCTTAAAAAGGGAAATGAAATGATCGCTTTTGATCATATCGTTCCTTTAAGAATTTTATTTCCAGCCGGAACAGGAGATGTCAGCCCCCATCTTACAACGAATCTTTCTAAATGGAAAACGAATATTGAATCTGAAATTTCAGCATGGAAGAGAGACCCTAATAGAATATCAGTAGTTCCTCTTCCGCTTGGAACTGTTAATTTCAGTGGTGACGCAAGACTTCTTATGCTTACTCCTGAAATTAAAGCTGTTGAAGATTCTATAATTACAGGTTTAGGGATTATACCTGAAATTGTAAGAGGTGGAGCTTCATGGTCTGGAAGTAATGTGTCTTTACGAATCGTTGAAAATACATTTATTAATCATAGGAATGACATATCTAATGTTCTTGATTTTGTTGTCGATAATGTTTCAAGATATCTTGATAAACCCAAAATTAGTATCAAAATGTCTGATTTTAAAATGGCTGACGATTTACAAAAGAAGCAATTAATGGTTCAAGCATCGCAAGGCGGAGTTGCTAATGCTCTATTTTCAAAAGCGACAGTTACGAAAGAATTTGGTGTTGATCCTGATAAAGAATATGAATTAAAACAAGAAGAACTTAAGAAAACAATTGAAACTGCCGTGCAAGAAGCTGAGGGACAAGCGGAAGCTCAGGGTGCTGCAGCTGTTATTGCCGCCCTCTATCAGGCTGATGCTCAAATGGAAAGCCAAAAGAGACTGGATCAGCACGACAGGAAAAATATATCTGATAGGGACTCTGAACTTGAAAAAGAAAAAGCGATGAATGCCCAGAATGTTGAACAGGAAGCTATAACATTAGCTAACGGAACACAAATTTCAGTGCCTAATCTTATTCTAATTCTTACTCAACGTTTTGCCAGACTTGCACAAATAGATATGGAGGAATTCAAGATCAGGATGATAGCTATGAAGAATTCTACTCCTAATCTTTATCATGAAGTCTATAATAATCTTAAAGAAATGAATCTTATTCAAGCTGATACAATGCCGAATATGGATGCTGTTCAACAATTAACTCCTGGGCAGATTCCCACATTTACTCAAGGTGATGAAAATGCTGAGTCATCTCCTGACGCGGCTGCAGCTGGAGGACAACCAGCTTCTCAAGTACTTGAACCTCTACCGGAGGTCAGACCTCCGATGTCACAAACTGCATCGGTTTAATTGCAACCGTTGGGCCACCCACTGCTCCTCTGGTTGTAATTAGCGACAGGCTCCTCACAAGGGAGCCTGTTCGTTAATGGTTAAAAAAAAGAAGGTTTGTAGTCCCTTCTTTTCTATTTATTTTATACAAAGAATTTTTTATTCTCTCTCGCTTTTCCAAAATTATAGATATCTTGCATTAGCTTTTTATAAGAAACTATATCAGGTTGCTTTAAAAACATTGCATTTTGCCGATCAAACCCAAGAATCCTGATAAATTCCTTATGATTATAGTCGGGAAGAAGTCCAACTTGGCAATAAGCTCTGACAAAATTACGATTAAATACAAATTTAAATTTATGACTAGCGCGTCCCATTGAAGCAATTTGCCTTATTTGCGAAAGTCTTTCTTCTGCAAGAAAAACATTCCCCATCTCAAACAATCCTTCTCGAAAATCTTTAAGCATTTTAGAAGAATTATCTTTTCCCATCAATATCAATGACGTTTCTATGTTATTGATTTGATTTCGTTCCATCCAATATTTTAAATCAAGATATTGTTTGGCTTTCCATTCGCAGAATGAGTGCAAATAAGCAGCAGTTTCCCATGCTACCATTTCTGCACTATCTTTTTGAATAGCAGACAAAACTTGTCTTATAGTATTTTCATCATCCTTTTCATAATTATTTGTGAGGATAAATCTTATTGGAATATCGGCAAGTTTTGCTGCCTTTACTCTGTGTTGTCCGCAGAGTGAATAAAGTTTGTTTTTTATTATTACCATAAGACACATTGATGTCATAAGCCAACCTATAGCTAACATTGAAGACGATATTCCCTGAACATGGGAATCAATGATTGGCCGATTTCCTTTTATAAAGAAAATATTATCATAATCTTTTGTCTCATAAACATGTCCAGGAACAATTGAGGATATAAATTTTGGAATTTGATTAATTACTGGAAACATTTTATTTTCCTTTGTTTTAAGTGGCGACCTAGGCAATAGCCTTTTGGTCATTATGAAATTTACAGTTATCCCAAAGTATGGGATTATAATACTTTTTTAAATATAGATACCTCCTTTTTTTTCATTAAAATTAAAATAATAATAATAAAAAGAAGGTTTGCAGTCCCTTCTTTATCCCCCCCATATACTTTCTAACGTTATAATGTTTTTAAAAATGTTTCAATTTGGTTCACCACTGTTCTTAAATCATTTCCATCAATGTTTTGAAGACCAGTAGTATTGCCATTTTCAAACCAAACTTTTGCACTAACAGGATGCTTATGAAAAAATTTGTCCTGTTTATGAATTTCTATAATAATTCGATCCACTTTATCTTTTAAAAATGGATTTTTGAAATCTGTAGGTAAATGTATTCTTGATTCAATGAGATCAGGCACAATAACTCCCTTCTATGTCTTTTTTTTCCAGGGATGACCATTATGCCATGCCTTGCAAAACTTGCACTGGTATGGCACAATGTCATATTTTTTTTCTTTTTTTGCTGAATCAGCCGCTTGTTGAGCAGCCGCCTTGGTGGGATAAATTCTTTTACGCCCACAGAAAAGATATCTGGCAAGGATTTCATCCATATAGACTACCATCCCGATCTATTCCACCCTTTGGCTCATCCCACTGTTCAAGAGGCCCTGGACACGAAGGAAGATCCTTGTTTTCAAGGCATTCGTGTTTGCATTTATCACTTCCTGAGGTCATGCAAAAGAAATTTCCCTCTGCACAAACGGGAGTTTGAGGCTGTCTGAACACGAAATTTTGACGATGGATTCTCGTAAGTACGCCCTTGATAACCTCGAACATTTCGACATTTTCATCAACACACAATAATACGAAAATGTGTTCGTTAGGTTTGTAGTTGTACCATGCAAGAGTCCATATTTTTTTTTCTTCCACATCCAAATCCGCTGGTTCCCTTTGCATCATTTGCTTCAGGGCCATTTGCGACGCCACTAATATATCGCCATCCTTATCGAATTGGCAATACATCGGCTTCGTTATCTGGAAGTTTTGCGCGAACAATTCCATAGCACCTCCTTCGAAATCATGTTTCCCGTTTGCCTGATAATGATATTATGCGAGGAATTTTTATTTATCAGTTTTCCCTGCACATTATAATACCTTGCATCAACAGGAACAGGTCTCACTATGTTTGAAGGAATTGAAGCGACCGAGACAGTGCCGGCGGTGGTAAAGCTCCAAATCTGGGATTTTGAACAAAATTCACCAGTTCCCCATACTTGCCAGTAATATGTGGTTCCTTTTTGCAGATCAAAGCCAAGGTACACTATAGTATCATACCATCCAATTCCGTCTACCTTATAAGCGGTGCCATTTACAATAGAGTCCAGGCTGGTTGATATCCACATATAAAAATTTTGATTCCGCCCAAGACTCCAGGAAAATACCACTCCCCCAGCATCTGGTTTGACGTTTACAGCGCCATTAGCGGGAGTCTTAAGCACAAACGGTTCGCTACTTGTCGGCTGGACAAGACAAATAAGAAGGCCGAAGCAGAGAAAAAGTATCGTTTTCATAATATCTCCTTTATAATAAGCGTTATTGCTTATTAAAGAATAAAGTTATTACAGATAGTTTTGAACAATCACAACCTTCATGATCGATGATAGTCGTAGCTTCTAAGGATTTGAACATTGGGCATTGATAAAGTTCCAACAAAAAATCCTTAGTAATTGGTGTTGGCTTGAGTATGATTTGATAACCATCAGGTTCATCAAAAATGAATGCAATTGGTTTTCCAATAAGAATAAGTTGGATGTAACCATGCAATTCTTCAAACTTCATATAAAATCCCTTTCTTTGAATAGTAAGACGGCATTGCCTTACTATCTTAGTTATACCATATAAGGGGGTATAATAACTAAAAAAAAGCCTCCAATACCTTTCAGTATTGGAGGCCTTATTTTCTAAATAAATAACAGTTTATTCGTAGTATATAACGCCATTTGCATTCTGTCTTATCTCTTCAAAAGAATACTCTTTCATAATATTCCCATTAAGATAGACGGTTTGCATCAGGCTGTTATAACTTTCTCCGTTCACTGTTTTTACCTTGCGAAGCATCGACAGCTCCAAATCGAGAATGCCTTTTTTGGATTTCTTGCCAGGGTCAGTTGCTGGATCTTTGTAGACCTCAATATCTTTTCCATCAACTTTAGCCCAGCTGCATTTGAAGGCAAACTTATTCGTATCCCTGTCAAAGCCTTTTTGAAGCAATCCACCACCCATTCCGAATGCGAGATTGGTAGCGCTGAAATGTATCTTCTCAGCAGCTTCCAAAATTTTCTCCAGAATTTCATCATTGATACCGTCTCCTTGAATTACTCTTACCTTATTCAAGACTTTATATCCTTGATGATTCATTGTATAACCAAATCGATCACCTAGAATACAAAGAAGCCGGCAAACAACTTCAACAGGATCGCCAGAATCAGGTCTCACAACCAATGTCGCATTCATCTTCATCACTTCTTCTTTGAGTTTATCTCCCCAAAGATTTGCTGCGGCATTGTAATTGATCATATTTCTATATGCATCAATCTCGTTGTCTTTCCCCCACATACTCATGGTGAAATGCTCTGCCACAGGGATGGAGAAACCGGCCATGTTGATGTTGTAATATTTATTGGCCATCCATATACCAGCAATAGTATCCGACCCCATAAAGTTAACCAAATGAGCTGCCCCACCAATCATTGCCTGTTCCTGACAAGAGACGCCCCTGCTGCCAAAATCATGGAGTTTGAATCCAATTTCGGCATTGGGATTATCGGAAGTTTTATTAAGATATTTCTGGATAACACTTTTGACATGCCATCCGTATGTGGCTATAGTAATAGGATACCATAACCTGACCAAAAGTGTTTCAATCCACGAAACAATCCCGAAAATATCAGGATCTTCAACGGAAGTCTGGACGGAAAATAGAATGTTATGGGTAGGAATAACGCATCCTTCAGGAACTGCCCTGATTTTTATAGGAAGCCTTCCTCCATAAGTATTGACAATTTTCATCCATCCATCGTAATTAAAAGGACAACCATGAAGTTGAGCAAATGCTTTTGCTTCTTCAACTTCAAATCTGGTTATCGGATTCGAAAGATATTTTTTCAGATAATACTGCAAACCGAAGAAAAGTGTTTCTCTCCAACGACCACCACGGCTTTCAAAATAAGAAAACATCGCAGTAGTCTTGGGAGGATATTGACACCAGTGGGAAAGTTTGTAGCTATCGGTGTCTAAAACCAGGCTAAGGACAAGGCGATTTTCCATGATAAAACTCCTTTGTTTCAATTCTCTCATTGAGAATCTATTAAAGTTTATTGACAAAATACTGGATTATTGCGAGATGATCTTCAAAGAAATTTTCTTCTAACAATGCAAGATCATTAATAGGAACCCATTGAGCTGAAGCCGCATCATCGTCTCCTCTTACAACAGGAAGAGGTTTGTCACCATCAAGAACAAATAGATAAGCATGAGTTATGCTACGACCACGCAAACTTCGTTTTGGATGGTCAAAAACATGCTGATCTTTGATACAACGCTCAAGAACTGGAAATGGAACAGCTATTTTTGTCTCTTCCCTTAGTTCCCTGATAGCGCAATGGCTGATAAACTCATCCTGATTCAAGAATCCACCAGGAAGTGCATATCTTCCTTTTCCAGGTTCGACTTTTCTTGTAACTAAAAGAATATGACCAGCCTGAACGACAACCGCATCAGTTGTTACAAATGTTGGAGGAAATGGGGCAACTCCCCATATTTTTTTATAAGATTTAATATAATGATACTCATCCTGTAGTCGTTTAAAAGTATCAGTTTTCTTAAAATCATCCAATTCATTTGCAACACGAACTGGGACCATATGATCCCATTTATCCGTTTCTCCCAACAGTCTTTCGCGTATTAGCGTTCCATCAATTCTTTCTCCATACGCAAAAACTGCTGGTTGCGGCAAAAGTTTCCATTGAGGAAAGAAATTCAGATAGTACGAAGAGTCATCTTTAAAATGACCTATCAAAGAAACATCACCCTCTCCTACCATACTTGCTACGGTATTTTGAAGTGACGTTATCCATGTAGTATCACTATAAAGAAAATCACGAAGAGGGCGAATAAGAAGTCTGCTGGTTTCTTGCCCCGATAAACTATTATTAATAAAATTTCGTCGGGACTCAAAATCCCACGGATTTTTTATTGTTGTTGGAGCCCTATAACTTCCAAGAACAACAATAACACGATCTGATTGTTCAAGTGCGGTTTGAATGAGGGTTTTGTGGGCGTTATGAAATGGTTGACCGCGCAGTACAAATACTGTATACTTCATACTAACTCCTTTTGTTTCGGCTCTCTCTTTGAAAGCCTATGTGAATACTGTTACATTTTAAAGATACTACATGGTTCAGTGACTGCTCCCACGGCTAAAGCCGTGGGCTTTCTCGCTCACAAGATCGTAAATTGGCCTGAAAAATCGGTTAAAGGGCATTTGGCTCCTAATCAGGTTTAAAGCCCCGCGACTTTAGTCGCAGGGGATATTTACATTTTATTCCTTCTAATTGTTATAATTAAAAAAAAGGCTGCGCGATGCAGCCTATTTTTAATCAGTTTCAGGAATATCAGTCGCTTGAGGAGCAGGAGGTACTGGAGGAATATCACTTTCAGGAACTACGTCAGGGTCTGCGTTACTCATTGACGTAAGGATTGCTGCTTCAACCTCTTCAAGATCGTCTGTCTTCTCAAGTTCATTACCATAGTCGTCATAGATAATGAATTTAGTTGGCGTGATATCGAGATCGAAATCGATATTCTGAGCCATATCGCATATAAACTCAATTTTGCATCCTGAGTTTGAAGCGATAGCGGATTCAATATCAGGTTCAACTGATCCAGGTTCCGTATCGTCATCTTTTGGATATGTGCAAATAATACTTGTTACTTTTTCGAGATTAATTAATTGAGTATGATATCCGTCAGCTTCTTTTGTGATTACTTTTATTGCTCTCATATTTCTCCTATACTAGAAATAAAGAAGGGGCTTATTCAGCCCCATCTTCGGTGAAATAACCAACCGAATGGTTAGTTACCTTTGGTTCTCGTGCTCAGAACGAGGCGCACGGGAAGGGCGGCATCTGCGGGTGTCGGAATGGTCGTATCGCCAGAGACCGCTTCTCCGCCATTGATACGGTATTCATAGACATCCTTACCCTCTTCCGTGTAGAACTTCGCCCTGTCTGCCGGCGGCAGCGTGTTGATCAGGCTTTTGATCGAAGTGCCTGATTCACAGGGAAGTTCGATGATGGCATCCGTATGCCCGATACGGATGATTTTTACCGTAAAGGGCGTGTTGCCCTTCATAGCGTCGCCGATATAGACGACATCGCCGTCTTCGAGTTCGTAGCCACGTTCCACATTCTCCTGGTTCACGGTGATGCAACCAGGCCTGTAGTTCACGTTGGCTTTGTCCAGAAGGCCTCCAACTGTCGGGTTGTCGGAGATTTCATACTCGATGACCGGCTTACCGATGAGTACTAATTTGACCAGAACACACATGATAGAACTCCTTAAGGTTATATTGACTTGAATTGGCGATACATATGATCATAATGTTCGCCATCTGCTGCAACACATTCGGGAAATACAAACTGCAGTTCACTAAGAACCTTTGGTGCAGTAGCTTCACCGCGTTTCAGATATTCTTTTCCATACTTCAGATCAAAGTGATGGATAAGCCTCCAAACCGCTCGACTGGCTAGATTATATACGGTTGGTATTATTGACGCAGATGCGCCACATGCCGATACTTCGGCCTGATCGTCATCGTATAATGTCTTTTGCCATTCTTCAACTTCGACTGGATTATTTGGATCAAAGGCATAGACCCTACCTTTATCTATACCCATTCTCGTCTCAATAACCAAATCGGTGGTGAATGAATACTGTAAAACGTTCTTAAATATATCCTTTCTACTGGCCATGGTATCGGTCAATAGAAAGACATAAGTTGATCTTACATCGTTTTGGTTAGTGACCATTTCATTGTGAGTCTCAATAGTAAAGCCGCACTTGCGCATAATCACATCAGCAAGTGCCATTACTTTTGGCATACCAATGTGACTTCGATCATACGCCTGATTGACTAAATTATGCTCCTCAACAATATCACCATCCCACACTTTCATTGTTCCTTGGCCTTGGACTGAGTTGCCCCAGCCCATTTGAGCTAATTGGAGAGCTACATATGAGCCCGTTGCTCCGACACCGATAATTGCTACGCTTTTCTTTCCAATTTGACTTGGATCGAGTAGCGCTAATTGCCTCGAATAATCCATAAACACCTCTTTCTATTTTGTAAACTCAAAAGCGTATGAGTGTTTATGTTTATTTTTCTTACTTCTTTTTCCTCCAGCAAAGTAATTTTCCCTCGGTGTATACGTGGTATCAGGCCCATAATGCTTGACTATTCCACGATTAGGAAGTGGGGGAGTCCCAAATCCCATTCTTCTTTGATTCCAGTCATCAACTCCTTCTCCATATAACTCATCACTGAAACCGTTGCTGAGAGGATATGATGGCGTGGTGGGAAGATTTACCGCTTTCAATTCGAGGATTTTTGCCCTTATCTTTTTATCCTCTTCATCTTCATCGGTTTCCCATTTGATATTATCAAAACGACGTTTGTTCTGATAATCGTAAAATGAGATAGACAGCAATCCTGCCTTGTTGAAAATGCCTCGGATAAGATAAGATTCGTTTCTATTCATTCTTTCAATTGACTGAGTCTCATCCTGTCCTGAAGGAGAAACTCCCATATCGACATGGGAGTGTCCCCAGAACTTCGCCTTGCTTAAATCGGCTTCTCTGTTATGAGTCATCAGCCATTCAGCCATCAATGTTTCACCTTCGGGGGAGATTTCACACGTGGCTCCTGCAGCTTCAGAGTGTTTGGGATAAAAGATATCCCTGATAACGTATGTATTGTTTTCAAGTTCGTCTACAAAACCAAATACGCCGACTTCATGAGGATGAAGATCGGCAATAGCAGTCAACCATTTCAAGGCATTACCTGTAACCCTGATTGTAGGTGCTGTTATTTTAATTGGTTCGAGAGTTGTGTAAGTTGTTTGTTTAGCTGGTTCTGGCTTCATTTGCTTCCTCCACTATTGGCCACATTTGAATAGGGCGACCCATCACATCATCTTCATTGGGAGTGCGAATATATCTCACCAATAAATCGACGAGCTGTTCCAGGTCTTTGTTAATCAGACATTTTAATATCGGCTCAGTCCATGTTCCGAAACAGGGTTGGCCAACAAGATTAACATGACCGCATTCTTGACCAGCATTTAAGTCTTCTCTTGTGCGGTTTCGTATGATAATCGGAGGTTCATTTGTTACTCTGGTTCCCAGCATGGCGTCAAGCCTTACATAGAATTCCATTTCACCAATATCTCTCTTCTTACCATCTTTTAACGGGTTGGTTATGATGTGGTCGGTTTTAATTACGAGATAATTGTTGGTAAAGTAAATTTCCTTTATCATATTATGCTCGTTTTTTACCAATCCATCAATTTTTTCCCTGAATAACGAAACAATGGGATCCGCTCCGAGCGAACTTGATAACCTTGTAATTTCATTCTGCATAGTCATAAGATTGGCCATTAGTCTGTTATACTGAGCAGTTCTATCCATCAGCATTTTGGCCCGACCTGCAGCGTCATTATCAAGTTTGGAAGCAATTAACGTTGTCAGATTTTCAGGAGTGATTTTTTCAAGATTTGGAAACCCTCTTAATGAATTGTGTTCTGACCCATCTTTGGGAACGTCACGGAATGCGGGATGTTCTTTTTGGCATGTACAGCGATCAATCAATTCCTCACAATCCTCACATCTTTCGCAATCGCAATCCGAAAGAAGGTGATCACATGCCGGACATCTTGGTTCTTCATCAACCTGTCCAGGAGCAGGTGTTGCACCTGCATTTTGGGCAGTTTGTCGTTGCTGCTGCTCGGCTGCAGTTACTATGGCATAACTGTATTCGACAATGCCGTTATTAACATGTGTTGTTATCG